CCAGACGCATTTCAAGTCAATACCGCGATCATGCGTTGCCTGGCGAAGTGCATTGCCATGCATGGGCTTGGGCTTTACATATACGCAGGTGAGGACTTGCCTGAAGCTGACGCAGTAGACGCAACCAATTTCGTAGAACAAATCCGAGGAGCTAAAAATGTGGAAGAACTCAAGAACTACTTTGCATCTGCCTTTGCCGCAACGAAGCAAGACCCAATGGCGGTTGCTGCAATCACCGCAGCAAAAGACGCAAAAAAGCGGGAACTGGCTGCTTGACGGTTTAGTGTTTGTAGCGTGTTGCGTTACAGGCTACATGATACTGGTGATGCTATGACAGACCGTGAACTAATGCAGATGGCGTTGGATGCGTTGGAGCAATATAAAAATGTGGTTACGTCATCAAATGACCCAAAAGATTTTGGCGGGGTTGTTGATGGCGGTAAGCCAGCCAGGAACGCAATTCAAGCCCTGCGTGACCGACTAGCAAAGCCTGATCGTGAATGGGTTGAGCTGACGAATGACGAAGTATTTCGTCTATCGGAACGCATAGAGTGTTGCAGGTATTCTATTTGTGCGGCTGAAGAAAAATTAAAGGAGAAAAATAGTGTATGAAGCAGATCACGCAGTTCGTATTATCCGTCTTGGGAATCGCCTTCAGCACGAGATGGCGCGATCTTATGACCCGGACCGAGACACCATCGTTGCGATATGTCAGGAGATTGAGAACTCAGCACACGAAATCTATAAGTGGGCAAGAGGCATTGAAAGAGAGGAAGAGCATGGGTAGAATCCTTGACCCCGATTGGTCAAAGTTTGAGTATGTTCCGGCTGCCAAGACCGATCTCAGAGAATCAATGGAACGTTACAAAAGGATGGTAAGTGGAGCGGATCAAAAGTTACATAATGTCCAGAAGGCTAGTGACAGTAGAGGAAATCATGGACAGGTTTCTAGTGGGAAAGACAACGGCTTACAGAGCACTAAACTCGCTGTTGTCCGAGGGAAAGGTTAGGCGGTATGTCAAAGACCGAAAGCGGTACTTTCGTCCCAACCATAGCCCAAATCTCGGAAGCGGCCACCAAAGCATTAGGAAAGAAATGCTGTTTCAGTTGCCAGACTTGGAAGAACTTAGATCAGGGCTCAACACAAATTTATAAGAGGAACAGATGGAGATGCTTTTCGTGTCAAAAGAAATTGCGGCCATTATTGGGTTCGCAGGCTTAATTGTCGGGGCGATACAACTATGGAAAGGGGGTCAAAGTGAGAACAACTGAGCGCATTTACGAAATGGTGGCGAACGCTACCGAACCTGTAACCTTAAAACAGTTACAGGATCAGTTAGAGCTAAAGCCAGGAATCGTGTCTGGTTCGCTTGCAAGTCTGTGTCGGGCTGGCCGACTGTCGAGGGAGAAAGTAGAAAAGACAAACGGCAACGGACCAAAAATGCAATGGGCATACAAAACTGTTGCAATTCCGCAACAAAATAATGTAGAATCATCGGTGGAGTAGTGCGCCCTCCTCAGCACGCTCCTTCGAGCCCCCTCAGCCCCCCTCGGCCACAAGCCCTGGGGGGTTCCTTTTTGGAGAATCAAAATGTACGGTAAGAAAAAGAAACCCACCCCCGGCAAGTACGGCCCCAAGAAATGAAAGGCCCCGTCATTATGATCGGGCTGCTGGGTAAGCCCCGCAAAGGCGAGAAGCCTGAAGGCGGCTTGCTAGAGCCTGAAATGGAGCTCCCCGAGGCTATGACCGACGAAGCCGTCAACCGCGAGAACAAAGCGATTGCGGTGGAAAAGGCGGCTTACGGACCTTCTGACAGCCGTACCCAGCGATGCGGCAATTGCGAATATTTCAACATGGAATACCCGACTCTGGCAAAGGGTCAAGGGTTCTGTGAGGTCTGGGAATTCGTATGCTCTGACAAGAACCTCTGCGCCGCTTGGGAGTACGAAAAGCCCGAAGAGGAAGAAGAATCAGATATGGAAGGGGAAGATTAAATGCCGTTCAAATCCAAACAGCAGGCCAAGCTCATGTTCGCTGCCGCCGCCTCACCCAAGGTCGCCAAGGCGACTGGCGTCTCCCAGAAGGTCGCCAAGAAAATGGTCAAGGAAGTCCAATCTAGCCTTAAAAAGCTGCCCATGAAGGTCAAAAAGAAATGAAGCCGGTCTGGGAGAAAAAGCGTCCCAAGTCCCTCGGCAAGCCAGATCCCTTGTCCAAGAAGGAAAAGAAGTCTGCCAAGGCGATGGCCAAGTCTGCCGGGCGTCCCTACCCAAACCTTGTGGATAACATGAGAGCGGCCCGCAAAAAATGAAATGGGAAAAATATGATCGTGCGACTACTCGGAAGATGGCTGAATACAATCGTGCGGGTGGTGGTGTTCGCAAGCCCGTCCGGTCAGTTGCGGGCGCAAGCACCGGAGACAAGTACGACCGCGCCAAATTCATCTACAGAAAAGCCGCCCAAGCCCTTAGTATGGGACATAATCTCAAAGACAAGAACGGAGAGGCTACGCCCGCCGCCCTCCAGTTCAAGCGATGGGCCGCCAAAGTCCCGCAAAACCAAGCCGACCTCCGCGAACTCAAAGCCCTCGGCGAAAGACTCAAAACCCGCTATAAACCCAAATAATGCACGCAAGCGCGTTACAAAGCGCAAGTGAGTTCTTTGCCAAACACCCAAGAGACTCGGCTACCGTGGTCGAGATCGGGTCACAGATCGTAAACGGCAGTCTAAGGGATGTCTGCCCAAAACATTACACCTACGTCGGTATAGATTACACAGCAGGAAATGGCGTAGATATTGTCCTAGAGGACGAATACAAGTTTCCGCTAGAGGATAACTTTGCCGACTTTGTGGTTACAAGCTCATGCTTTGAACACGCAGAAATGTTCTGGCTAACTTTCCTCGAAGGGCTACGAATTACAAAGCCTGGCGGGTTGTTTTACATCAACGCCCCAAGCAAGGGCGAATACCATGCCTTTCCGCAAGACTGCTGGAGGTTTTACCCAGACGCTGCTAAAGCCCTGTTAAAGTGGGCCGCAAGAAATGGTTACACTTGTGACCTGGAGCATTACGAAACGCTAGATAACCATTGGGGCGACTTCATTGCGGTGTATAAGAAAGCATGATTCTTAACCTCGGCAGCGGTAAGGACTGGATGCGGGATGCAATCAACGCCGACATCAACCCCGCAAAGAACCCGGACTGGGTGCTAGACATTACAAAGGTTCCGTGGGGCGAGCGCATTTCTACCAGACACGGTGAGCATTTGGTCGAACCAGGAATGTTCGAGGTAATCATTGCCAACGATGTCTTGGAGCACATCCCAGACCTTGTAACCGCGATGACGAACTGCAAGGAACTGTTACACGAAGATGGCGAGTTCCATATCCATGTACCGTACGATTTAAGTTACGGAGCTTGGCAAGACCCAACTCACGTTCGGGCGTTCAACGAGAAGTCCTGGCTGTATTACACAGACTGGCATTGGTATCTCGGCTGGAAAGACAGGTTTTACTTACAAAGTATGGAGTTCGAGTTATCCGACATCGGGGTCAAAATGGCCCAAGAAGAAGGATTGGACATCAACCAGCTTGCGGTAGTCCCGCGAGCAATAGACGCAATGAGAATCATTCTCACTAAGCAACCATGACACCACTAGGAACAGCTTTTGGAAGGTTCGATGCGCTAAAAAGGCGCTTATACGACCTTATCCAAAATCCGTCCCTAGCCGCCCAGCAGGCTTTGGGGGGTGTTGCACAGTCAGCACAAGAGGCCCAGGCATTACAAAACCAAGCCTTTGGTAACCCGCAGCGCCCATTTCAGGTTACAGACGAGCAAGCACTAGCAAGGCTTACAGACATGATTATGGGCGGTCCCTTGGGGTTTGCTTCTGCAGGAATCGTTAGCCAAAAAATTGCCTCAAAAGCAGCATCAAAACCAGTTAAAAGGTCAGATGTTCAAGCAGAGGCAAAAAATCTTGGGTTACCTGCAACTGGCAAAACAGAAGAAATACAAGAGTTAATTAGCATTGTTAAGTCTGACCCACGTTCTTGGAGTCGAGAGCAATATGATTTAATTCGCCCACACCTTGCTATTCATCAAGACTTTAGGCCAGGTAGCGCAGAAAGATCTGAATCAATTATGAGAGAAGGATTGCGTTCAGGGATGGTTGATTTCTTAGAACCAATAGAAAAAGGGCAGTACAGTTATTCAAGAGGTTTAATTGGGTCTGATGCTTATTTATTTCCAAGTCAAGGATTGAAATATAAAAGTCCGACTGATCCACACCTTGCCCCAGGAAACATTCCGCTATTTAAGATTAGCCCACAAAAGGGACAAGACATTTATGAGGCAATTGTTACAACCTCCGAAAGGCGACCAAAAAATCTTACTGGCTTGTTAGAGTAATGTGGTAAAATAGAGACAACTTATCCCGAACAACCTAAAAGGATTCGGACATGGAAGAACCTAAACTAGGCGAAATTACGCAAAACAGAGGCAATGCTGGCAAGGGAAGGCCCCTAGGAAGCCCAAATAAGGCCACTACGGCTGTCAGAGAGGCTATCGCTAGGATGGCTGAGGACAACGCCGAGAACTTCGTAGGATGGCTAAATCAGGTCGCTACGAGCAACCCTGAAAAGGCGTGCGATATTTACCTGAAGGCCATCGAGTACCACATTCCCAAACTGGCTCGGACAGAAGTCACGGGCGCAGAGAACGGACCGCTCACCATTAAGGTGGTGACGGGGATATGAACATAGAACACTACAATTCGGTGTTCGGTAGATATTTACAGGTAGACCAGTCTAGTCTTGTAACGGGCGCAATTTATCTAGGAAACAATTACGCCAAAGCAAATGACTACTACGGAGGCTATCAAGGAAACTATCTCAAGCGTATTCGTGCTTTGTTTCCAGAAGCAAAGGATGTGTTACATCTTTACGCTGGGAATCTAGACGATACTGAGCTACCTGGCGACAAAATAGATATCAACCCACAAAGGGAAGATATTGTTTACGGTGACGCAAGAGAATTATCTAAGTTTGTAAGCAAGCAATACGACCTAATTGTTGCCGATCCTCCTTATGGCGAGGAAAGGCTCAAAGAGTATCAACAAAGATATGGCTGTAAGGCAGAAAGCCTAAATGTTAAACAGGTATTTAGAGAGATGTATAAAGTTACAAAACCAAACGGGCACGTTGTTTGGTTAGACTGGCAAAGACCTTTTTATCGTGGAATTGAATGGAAAGAAGTTGGTGCAATTCTTTACCGAGGAAGCACAGGCCATAAAGATAGAAGTATTAGTATTTACAGGCGAGTTGCATGACCGAGGTTCTCCTTGAAACCGGATATAAGCCAAGAAGCCAGCAACGAGAGATTCACGATGCGGTGGCAGAACACAGGTTTGTGGTGGTTGTCGCTCACCGACGCATGGGTAAAACTGTGGCTGCGCTTAACCAGCTTATCCACTCAGCCCTCCAATGCGACAAGCCAGACCCAAGATTTGCCTACATTGCACCAACTTACGGACAGGCCAAGCGGGTTGCCTGGGACTACCTATGCAACTTCACGCGACCGCTCGAAGCCACGGCGAACATCTCGGAGCTAAAGGTTGACTTCTACGGACGACGGATACAACTTTACGGCTCGGACAATCCTGACAGTCTTAGGGGCCAGTATTTTGACGGTGTTATTCTTGACGAGATCGGTGATCAAAACCCAAAGATATGGAACGAGATTGTCCGTCCTGCTCTCGCGGATCGCATGGGTTGGGCGCTATTTTTAGGAACGCCAAAGGGTGCTAACCACTTCAAAGACTTCCGAGACCGAGCAGAAAAAGAACCGGGATGGAAGTTACTTGAGTTCAAGGCTTCGCAGACGAGCATACTTCCGGAAGTTGAACTGCTCGCTGCCAAGAAAGAAATGGGCGAGGACAAGTACGCCCAAGAATTTGAATGTTCCTTTGCGGCTGCGGTCGAAGGTTCATATTACGCCGCTTTACTTAACGCTCTCCCGACCGAAAGATTTAAGGAATTTGCGCGGGACGATCTCTGTAAGACATATACGGCGTGGGACTTGGGTGTTGGTGATTCCACGGCCATCTGGGTCTGCCAGGTCGCGGGGCAAGAGCGTCGCTTATTTGATTTCGTGGAAAACCACGGAGTCGGCCTCGACTGGTATGTAAACTGGATCAAGAAGAACGGTTATACACAGGCAGAACACATCCTGCCGCATGACGTAGAGGTCAGAGAACTGGGAACCGGAAAGAGTCGGAAAGAGGCTTTGCAGGACTTGGGACTAAACATCACTGTCTGCCCGCGAATCGGTGTAGACGATGGGATACAAGCCGTCCGTAGGATGATTCCGAACTGCTGGTTCCACCCGAATGTAAAGCAGGGACTAGACGCGCTGCGTAACTATCGCCGGGAATACGACGAGAAGCGTAGCGTGTTCTACGATAAACCGCTCCATGACTGGAGCTCACACGCTGCCGACGCATTTAGATACTTGGCTGTTGGCATGAACCAAACCTCAAGCTGGGGCAAGCCAATCACACCGAACGTGAAATGGATCGTATAAGATGAATGAAGAAACCCTAAAAGGCATACTCGAAGATGAGATAGACAACGCGATTGGCTATCTAGAAACCGAGACCACAGAATCTCGCCGCAAAGCTATCGAGTATTACAACGGCGAGGAGTACGGCAACGAGGTCGAGGGTCGGTCGCGCATTGTGACCCGCGAGGTGGCCGAAGCTGTGGACGGTGCTATGCCTGCGCTCATGCGTGTCTTTACCGCTTCCGAAGAGACTGTTGTTTTTGAACCACACGGACCGGAAGATGTAGACGCCGCAGAGCAAGCCACCAAGATGTGTAACTGGGTGTTCATGCGCGATAACCCCGGCATCTCAATCCTGCACACCATGATCAAAGACGCCTTGCTCTCCAAGACAGGAACCGTCAAGGTCTACTGGAAAGACGAGACCGAGGTCAACACCGAGAAGTACGAGAACCTTTCTGCCGAAGAGTTGGCACTCTTGCTTGCCGATGAGCAGTATGAAGTCGTCAGCCAAGACCAGCGCCAGATTGGGGAAATCCCTGCCCTGCCGACACCGGAAGAGATCGCGCTTGCCCAGCAGACCGGACAGCCCCCGATGCCCCGCATGGAGCCGGTGTTTGCCTACGATGTAAAGATCAAGAAGATGGACAAGAAGGGTCGGGTGGTCATCGAGAACATCCCGCCCGAAGAGTTCATCGTCAGCAAGAAAACCATTCAACTCAAGGATTCCCCGTTCTGCGCCCACCGCCGCTTGGTGACCCGCTCGGAACTCGTGGCAATGGGGTTTGATAAGGACGAGATCTATAACCTTCCGTCTTACGAAGATCTGACCTACACGCCAGAGCGCGTGGCTCGTTACTCCAATGGCGAGCAACCGGATGACGACAGCCTGGACCCGTCCATGCAGTTGGTGGAGACCTTCGAGGCATACATTCGGGTGGACTACGACGAGGACGGCATTGCCGAATTGCGTCGTGTCATCTACGCCGGAATGAACATTTTGGAGAACGAGGAGATCGACTACCTCCCGTTTGCCTCCATCTGCCCGATTCCGCTGCCGCACAAGTTCTTTGGACAGTCGCTGGCCGACCGGACAATGGATCTCCAGATCATCAAGTCCACGCTGACCCGTCAGATTCTCGACAACCTGTACCTGACCAACAACGCTCGGGTCGTGGCTGTAGACGGACAGGTCAACCTAGACGACCTGCTGACCGTTACTCCGGGTGGTGTGGTACGGGTGAAAAACCCTGCCGCCATCCAGCAGTTGCCCGTCCAAGCAGTCGCAGGGCAGTCCTTCCCGATGCTGGAATACATGGACAACATCCAAGCCAAGCGCACGGGTGTTACCGAAGCCTCGCAGGGATTGGACCCCAACATTCTGCAAAACACCACGGCTACGGCAATTGCGGCCATGCAGAACGCCTCGGCTGGAAAACTGGAACTGATTGCCCGTATCTTTGCTGAGACCGGCATCAAGGACATCTTCCGCAACATCCTGCACCTGCTCTGCAAGTACCAAGACAAACCCCGGGTCATCCGTTTACAAGGCAAGTTTGTGCCGATGGACCCCCGCGAGTGGGATACCGAGTACGACGTTACCATCAACGTGGGTCTCGGAACCGGGACCAAGCAAGAGCAGATGGCGATGCTTGGGATGGTGCTCCAGAAGCAAGAGCAGATCATTCAGCAGTACGGACCCGCAAACCCGCTGGTGTCCGTTGGGCAGTACCGGCAGACGCTAGGCAAGTTCATCGAAGCTGCTGGGTTTAAAGACTCAAGCCGGTTCTTTAAAGAAATTACGCCAGAGATTGACGCTCAACTGTCTCAGCCAGCGCCGCAACAGCAGGGTGCTGACCCCATGACCCAAGCAATCATGGCCCAAGCTCAGGCTCAGATTCAGGCAATGATGGCAAAGGCCGAAGCCGACATCCAAGTCAAGCGTGACAAAGCGATGGCCGATATTGCAATCGCGCAGGAAAAAGCCGCCGCAGACATTCGGCTTAAGCAAGAACAGTTCGCCGCAGAGACAAGACTCGAAGCCACCAAAATTGGCATGAACATCGCTCAAGGAATGTAAATGGCAACATATACCGACCAACAGATTTCGGATTACATCTCCCAATCCGGGATTACAGGCAACTATCAAGAGATTGCTCGCCAAGCCGCTAATGCCGGTGTTTCTGCCGAGCAGATGGGTCGTGTTCTTGGTTTTAAGCCGTCTGATGTAGTGGCGTACACCTCCAACATTGGGGTAAACCTTCCGACCTCCCGCGCAACTCGTGAAGAGGTCGTTACAGACGCTTATCTGAACCAGTACGGTCGTGCGCCTACGGACGCAGAACTTGAGGGTGGCGTCAATTTCTTGGCTGGAGGAGGTAGCGTCCAGCAAGGAACCGGAAACCTATCGCGCTCGCTTGAAGGCTACAACTACGATGTTCAGGACATTACGGCGGCGTTCCGTCAGGTCTATGGTCGCAACCCCACACAAGATGAGTTTGTAAAAACTGCCTCTAGCCTAGGATTAGATAATGTAAATCGTAATATCTTGCAATTTGATTCCTACCAAGACGCATTGGTCAATGAGGTACTGCAAAACAATCTGCGGGCAAACCCAAACAACCCAGATGCCGCTTACCAATCCACAATCCGTCAGGCATTAAAAGAAGGCGTGACCGTAGATCAACTGGCACGCGCTACCGGATTTGGTGCAGATGTAATTCAAAAGTATGCCGCCGCAAACCAATTAGGCCAGCTTCAAACCTACGAGGCTTTGCGGGCTGCGAACCCGTTCCGCACCTCGGCCACGGTTGCCGCCATTGAGTCTGATCCTTATGGTGGACGATTTGCTACTGTAAATCCATACACCACAGAGGGCATCAACCTCTCAAAAACTCGAGCTGGCGATTTTGTCCAATATACAAGCCCCGTCACCCGGCAACCATTAACGGTACGGTTTGAAAACGGGCAACTTACAGTTCAGTCCGGCGAGCAAGTAATGCAGGGCGACAACGCAACACAAGCCATCGCAAGATCGTTTGCTGCTGGAACTTTGACTCAGCCTGAATATGACCAAATGGTCAGAGACTTGCGGGGCGCTAGGTCAATGACCGAGGTCTACGACGCTTTATCAAAACCGCAGGCACAGGTTGTTATGGACCCCAAATATGGTTTCCAAGTGGGTCAAGGAAAAACCTTGGCAGAAGCGCAAGCAAATGCTGTTCCAATCCAAAACCTTGTAAACCAAGTCAATCTGGGCGTAATGCCCGGCGTATCTACAATCCAAAAGTTAGCCAAGACACAAGGCGTTCCATATGTTTACACGCCAGAGATGTTTGGGATGCAGACCAATGCGCGTGGCGGGTTTGACTATACGGCCACACCAACCTTCTCAACAACACAAACGCCTGGACAAGTGGTCACGCAACAGAATTTCGGCCAAAACCTGCAAAACCTAGTTAACAAAATAACCAACCAGTTTGGTCAGGTATACGATGTAAGAACCCCATTGTCGGGCGGCTATTACTCTGAGCGCGGGTTCGAGCCTACATTTACACCGATTGGAACGGCCCCAACCTTCCGCTCCGGTGTTGCTGGCTATGTTCCGCAAGCCGAGTTGCCGCAAGGCTTCCAGTTTGGAACCAATCAGGTGGTCGCCCCGACCCCAGTATTTACGCCAGGCAAGTTCAATTTAAGTCAGATGCAAAACATGGCAAATATGGGCGAAATTAGGAACAACGCAATTATTGGCTATTCGGCAGACGGACAGCCAATTTTTGCCGCTCCTGCTGCCCCCTCTGATGGAGGCAATGCCTAATTGGACAAAGCTGCAAGAGCGCAGAATTTACTGACCGACGAGTTTTTTACAGATGTTGTAAAAACGCAACGCGAGTTGTATATTTACAACATTGTCAACAGTAGTCCTGAACAGGTGGACGAGCGTGAATCCGCTTACACCAAGCTTCGGGCGCTGGATGAATTTATCGCCACCCTTGAATCCTTGGCTAAACAGCCCGAGGTGGAAAAGAAGCGATGGAAGGTTTTTTAATTTACTAGGAGTCACAAATGGACGACAGCAACCCGCAAGGGACTGCCAAAACCGTAGACCAAGCCGCAGCACAGATTTTTGGGATGCTTGATCCGCAACAGCCTGAAGAGGGCCAAGTTGAGGAAGTAGCAGCAGAAGAGACCGCAGAATATGTGGAATCCGAACCCGAGGAAATGGAAGCCGCATCCGAGGAAGCCGTAGAAGCAGAAGAGCCACCCCGCTACCGTGTCAAAGTTGACAACGAGGAAGTGGAGGTTACGCTTGATGAGCTTTTAAAGGGCTATTCTCGAACTTCGGACTACACCAAAAAGACGCAGACTCTAGCCGAACAGCGTAAGCAAATAGAAGCTGAACGCCAACGGATAGACGAGGCCGCCAAACTGCGTGACCAGTACGCCCAAAGGCTAGGTGTCATCGAACAGATGCTCAATTCACAGCCGGAGGAAAACCTCGCCGAACTCAAGGAAACCGACCCGATTCAATACACGATGAAGGTCGCCGAAAAGATGGAGCGAGAGAAGCAACTTGCGGTAATCCGTCAAGAACGACAGGCGATTGCAGCACGACAGCAAGCGGAGCAACAGGAGCAACTGAAACGACATCTTTCGTCGGAAGCCGATAAATTAAAGTCGGCCATCCCTGACATGGCAGATGAAGTCAAGGGCGAAGTTATCCGTAAGGAAATTAAAGACTTTGCGAAATCTATCGGGTTCTCAGACCAAGAACTCGCGCAAGTCTACGACCACCGCGCTGTGCTGACGCTGTATGAGGCGATGCAATGGCGCAAGTTACAGCAGGGCAAGGTTCAATCTT